GTCAACTGCTCGTGCATTTTTTCAATATCATCTAATAACTTAGGAACTGCAATTCTTGCTCGCTCGAGGATTGCAGTTTCATAGTTTTTAATTCCAACATTTGTAGCAGACTTAATTCGACGGTTTCGAAATAGTGTTTTAATTTTACTAATTAACGATGGAATTTTTGGTGTCATGTTTAATTGAATCATGTGTTGATTGTTGCGCTGATCAGTTGCCTGTTGCCGCATCTTTACAATTTGTTCTTCTTTTGCTCTTTCCGCTGCTTCTTTTTCGCGTGTAAGTCTTTGGTTTTCTTCGCGTAAACTTTGCATCTCAGCAGAAATTCTAGATTCCTCTTCTGCTTTCTTTCGCTGCAATTCTTCATATTTTTCTTGTGCTATTCTTTCCTTCTCAAGTTCTTCTGGGGAAGGTTCATTGATTACAGTTTCTTCTTGGAAGTTTCCTTCGATCCATTCTTCCGCGACTACTTCCTCGGGTGGAGTTGGCGGTGGCGCTAAAGGTTCTGGAATATGATCTTCTGGTGGTGGTGCGACGACTCTTGCTTTACCCATATTATGCCCCTAATTCTATCATGCACGTATTGATATACAATCTCGTGAATTTTAATTTTCTCTCATAGCAGAAATCTCTGACTGCTGCTCTAACTCCAGGATGCAAACTATTATGTATTGAATAGTCATCCACAAAAATTAATCCATTTTGTTTTACCACATCAAGACTAGATACCAAATCTTCCATCACACCCTCATAACTATGATCGCCATCGATATAAATCCAATCCAATTTTTCTCCAGTATACGAAGAAAACCAATCCCGTGAAGTCATTCTATGGATAATTGCAGGTAAATCTTTAAATTTTTCACAAACGTCAAGATAGAGATCGTCATAAAATTTTTGAAAATCTGCGGGATCGGTCGAACCTACTAATGAAGAATATCTCTTTAAGATTTTTTCGTATCCAATATTCAACCAATCAGTAGTATTTTCATATACGCTGATATTATATGGATCTATCATATGTAGATAACTACATTTTGTCAAAAGTTGTTTTGACGTATCACCTCTCCAGATACCAATTTCTGCGCCTACAGAATTTTCTGGAATCCAATTCTCAGTTATTTTTTTAATATCTGTGTTTGTCCCTAACATCATTTACTTTTTTCCAATTACCATGAAACGATCGAACTCGACCTTACCATCCCAACTGTAATATGACTGTTTAATAGATCCCTCGTAGAAAACATCAGTAACACCAACATTCTCGATATGCTCTTCGATCGTTGGAACACAATTGATACCGTACATCTCTCTAAAAACATTTGACGACTGACAAGCAAAGATACAATCCTTGTTTGCAGTTGTCATTTTCTTTAACGGATACATAGTTTCGCATCCAATCGAAACAATAACATCTGTTTCTAAAGCATTAATGTCATGATAAGCAAACGGAATATCCCAGTTGATATGATTAAGTTCAACACCTTTACTGGAATAATACCGATTGAAAACCTTTGACAATTCAAGTGCATCTTTATCGATGTCAATTAGATTAATTTTCTTGACATTTAAATTTTCACACAGTAATGGAACAAGCGGAAATCCTAACCAAGAATTTAAAATTGTAATGTCTAGTTTTTCTGGTAGATCTTCAACTTTCATTAGTTCTTCAACCAACCAAATAGCAGCATCCATAGTATTTGGATTCATGGATTTTCTAAAATCTTCATGCTTCCATGGCAGTTCGTGTTGGATTTTATCCAACCCTTCACCCCAGTAACGATAGTTATTCAAATAATTATAATTTAACATCTTGTGGTCTTTCCATTGAATCGTATAAACAAATTAGTGGTTCAGGTCTGAGAACACGTTCTCTTACATCAATAGGCCAAACATATCCATAGTTATAACTATAAACCCAACTATCTGGAAAGTGTCCAATTTTCAGAAGACGTTCTCTTTGGTGACCAAATAGATTATCTAATCCGCGATAATAAAAAAACATTTGGTCAGGATAATCTCTCACGAACTTAGTAATTTTGTTCACATCTAATTTATCATTCCATCTAAGAACGCTTGAATTTAGATCTGTGTATCTGAACGGAATTTCTTTTGTATCCTCTTTCATTTGCTTCATGTTATGCCAACGAGTTCGAACAAAGGTCAGTGTGTCTTCCGGATCATATTCAACAATGCAATCAATATTATGTTGTATACCTATGTCTAAGTCTAGGAAAAGTTTTTCTCCCGTCTGCCTAATGACATTTTTGTCGAACAAGTAAAGTTTATTCCACCATTTCTCATAATAATTATCTTCAGGAATGGGAATAACTATGACCTCTGGATCTAAATCTCCAGGATGTTCTGTGATACAATAAAATTTAAATTCTTGAGTTATATACTCCCTGCACATTTGCAGAATACGATTTACGTATTCTGGTCCATATTTAAATCCCCATTTGACTGTGTAGATATTAATCATCAAATATTCCAATGCGCCAAAAGATTAGGATCAATAAGCGACTCTTGTTTTACTTTGCCTCTGTGGTTATCTTGAAATGGGAGTAAGTCCACATTAAACACGCACAAAATACAATCCTTTCTATATATTCCGACTTCTAGATCACCAGAATCCCAGTCGCGTCCCCGATTGTATGAGTAAGCAAAAGTATTGGGAAAATGTTTCCATAGCGGAGTATCGCTAAAGTCTCCCCACCGCCAACTGTGATAGTTGTCTGTGCCGTCTGTAAACGTGAACCAGATACGTTCTTGGTGTTCTAGAACATCCTGCCAGATACATTCAGTCTGATCATCTGACCACACCATACAACTACCATTTGTATATGCCCCATGTGCTAACTTGAAGTTACGAGTCTTCATGGGTCGAGGATCCTGCCACCATGACCGCAACTTGGTAGGATTCTCTAGGTCATAAGTGATGATTGGCGACAAATCATTTTGTATGATAACATCAAGGTCGAAAAAGACAAATCTTCCAGCGGGTTTATCGTCTGCGAAGTTGTGTGTATTGAAGATGAACGTCTTTGGTCTGTCCCAACAACGTGCCATGCCGTATTTGAAAAACTCGGAACCAAACCAATATTTTGGATGGATGTCGGGAATGTCGGGAAAGTCGATGACTTTAATTTCATTTTCAAATCCTTCACTGTTATCTGTATAACAATAGAAATGGAACTCAAAATTGTCAGGAGTATGTTTTTTTGCCATTTGATAAAGTCGGTTGACAAACTCAGCAGAATACTTTGTTCCCCATTTACAGCATACGTAATTAACTCTCATCGCCACAATCCAATAATATTTTTATCTAAACATTCAGATAATTCGATCTGTTTTTTTGCTGACGGATGTGGTACATTGTCAGTATTGAATAAACAGATCTTGGCATCTCTGCGAAACTTAAACTGTTCGACATCGTCGGGATGATGCTTTCCGCGATTCCACGAATAGATCCATCCACCTGGAATATCTTTCCAGAAATCCCTCTGTCTCCAGTAATGATAGTTGTCACTTCCCTTAAAGAAAGTTTTAAACACGGATTCAGAATTCTCAATAATATCTGTGTAGATATGCTCGCACGATTTACCAGGCCAAAGCATCATACTGGAGTTGAAAAAAGTTCCACGAATATCAATAAACAATCTGTCGTGTTTCTGTGATTGTGGTTGCCAGCGACAATGAATAATTCGAGGTTTCTGCGCAAGTTCTGTTACATCAGTTATATCTTCTTGGATCACAACATCAAGATCAAAATAACACCAGTTGCCTTCGTATCCCAACCAGTTGTGTGAATTAAATACCGAGAACTTTGCTCGGTCAAAGCAGAAAGTTTCTTTACCGAACCAATACTTTGGATGCAGGATACCATCGTCTGGTATAGGTGCAGTATCGCACTCAATTCCTTCTGCGTCATCAGTATAACACGTGAAAGTATACGACGCAGGATTGCGAGCGTAGTTCTTCTTTACCATGTTGTAAAGATTATTTACATATTTGGCGGGATACTTGTCACCCCACTTAATGCATACGAAGTTCATCATACTCTTTATCTGCTCCAGGAAACTGGTCTAATCCATTTAATAATGCTATGGTATAACTTGGTCTATACCAGAAAGATTCATTGTGGTCATCTATACCATAATAATCTGCACCATATACGAACGAATATATCTCACCTTTCGGGAAGTAATTAAATCTAAAATCTTCGTGCCATAAAAATCTATCATCACCAAAGTATTTAACCATGAAGTAATCAGAGTTGCTCTCGAAGTGTTCCCATATATGATGGACAGTCCCATCTTTCCACATCATCACACTTGAGTTGTAGTTGCTCAAGTAGCGCATACCATGAGTGTCACCATGTTGCTCAGGCCACTCTTTATTCTTCCAGTAAGTATACGCTATTGTTGGATGAATGTCAAGGTAATTCCACAGATGATCAATATTTTTTTGTATTCTGACATCAAGATCTAAGTAAAGAACATCACCAAACCCTCGTTGACTGAACATCCAAACCTTATACCAATGACCTTCTATGTCATCTGGCAGAGGCCAAGCAACAACAATTGGGTCTAGACCTGCTGGATCATCGGTAAAACAGACGTAGGTATACTTCCTACCAGTATCATTTACTATTCTGTTGACGTCCGCAGCAGAATATTTTTCGCCATATTTTAGCATCAAAATCGTTTGCATAGTATTCTCATTTATTATAAATATTACCGTATAATTTATAAGGGTTTCCGATGGCACAAATTCAAAATATCTATATTGACCAAGGAACAACTTTTTCATTGTCCCTCGCAGTAAATGATCAGAACGGAGATCTAAAAGATCTTACTGGTTATACTGTAGCAGCACAAATGCGCAGATCGTATTACACTACTACTGCTACTAATTTTACTGCAGCAGTTTCTTTACCAGAAGATGGTGAAGTTACTATTTCATTGACTGCTGTGCAAACATCAGCAATAAAAGCAGGGAGGTATGTGTATGATATTGAAATCACAGGCGATGGCGAAACGCTACGAGTTCTCGAGGGAATCGTTGTAATTAATCCAGAGGTAACAAAATAATGTCTTTAAAAGTTACAGTAGGAACTTCAAATGCTATAAATACAAGTATAGTAAGTAAAAGAACATCAACTAAAATAGAGACGTTAGCGGATGTAGATCTAGAGGGTGTTCAAGATGGATACACTTTAATTTACAACACTGCGACTAACAAATGGGAAGCGGCAAATCCTGCATCTGAAGTGATATTAGATAATATAGACGGTGGAACGTATTAGAAACTAAGACAACCAAAAAGGAATAGTCTAAATGTCAACAATTATTCAAATTAAAAGAAGTTCAGGTGCAACTGCTCCAGCAACATCCGCCCTCCTAGAAGGCGAAATGGCATATGCACAAGATGCATCCAATAATGGCGCAAGTGCAAAACTTTATATCGAATCAGTGGAAGGTGCTTCTGCTGTAATTCATGCAGTTGGTGGTAAGTATTTCACAGATAAGATTGATGCTCGTCTTGTTGATGCATCGGCAACTGTTGGTGCTGGAGCAACCTTCGCAGAAGCAACAAACAACGGTACTAACAAGATTACTGTTAAAGCACCGAATACACTTGCTGCTGATTACACTCTTACTCTCCCTGCCAACGATGGCGATGCTGATCAGTATTTGAAGACAGATGGTTCAGGCGTTACTTCATGGGCAGCGATTCCTTCAGGTTCGTTCACACTGAGCGACAACCAAGGAACTCCAAATACTGATACTTTCACCACAGGTGGAACTCTGACTTTTGCTGGTTC